CCCTCGTCGGCGGACCAGTGGGACAGCTCCGTTTGCACCGAAAGCAAATTCTGAAGGGTAGGGTATCGTCTTTTGAGTGACGCTACGGTGGTCGCTGGCGGCGACGGCTTGCCGCCTGAACCTGATTGGTCCGCGATTTACGACGACGACCTGGACGTTTCTCTCGCGCGTGAAGTGTGGGGTCAGGTTATTCGCGAGATGCGCGGACGCGAGACGATTGCGGTCGCGAACGGCCACGAGATCAAGCGCTATGTGATGGCGTGCGTCATGCACGACGCGGCAGCTCGGCAAGTCATTGAGAAGGGGCCGGTCATCAAGGCCAAGCGGTCTTCGGTCCCTCAGTATAACCCGTGGTGGAGCATCATGAAGGACGCGGATGCGCGGGCCACGTCGCACGAACAGGAATTGGGATTGAGCCCGCGCCGGCGTGCATCTGCGAGCAAGGTCCAGAAGGTGGGCCGCAAGGTCACTGCGGCGGACTCCTATCTCAAAGCCGTTTCCAAGTGACCCCGCAACGCGCTGGGCGCGTGATGTTGTTGACGGGAAGGTCATTGCCGGTGAGCTGGTCCGGTACAGTGCGGAGCGTCATCTCCGCGATCTGAAGGACGGGGCATCGCGTGGCCTCTATTGGGACGAAGCGAGCGCGATGCACGCGATTGGCTTCTATCCCGCGATGCTCACGATTACGGCCGGGGCCAAAGCGGGCCATCGGTTCGATCTTCTGCCCTGGACGATGTTCTGTGCTGGGTTGCTGTTCGGTTGGAAGCTATCCAGCGGCCGGTTGCGGTTCCGTCATGGATGGCTTGAGACCGGGAAGGGGCAGGCTAAGTCGCCGTTCATGGCGGCTACAGGCTTGTATTGCGTGGGCTTCCGTGGCGTCCAACGCGCGGAAGGCTACGCGATAGCCTGGGACAAGGATCAAGCGAACGTCCCGTTCAAAGACGCTGTTGCGATGTGCCGGGCACAGATACCGGACAATCCCGAGGGCGACACACTAGAATCGCGGGGCGTGGTTGTTATTCGTGGCACACTGGACAATGCGTGGAAGATCGAGTTCCCCGCGACCAGTGCCAAATTCCAAAGCCTCGCCAATGGCGAAAATATCTCAGGCCCCCGTCCGTGCTTTGTGCTGGCGGACGAGATTCATGAGTTCAAGAACGGAGACCCCATAGAGACTTGGCGACGAGCGATCGCCAAGATGCCGGGTGATGCGTTGATGATGATGGGCACGAATACGCCTGCAACGACGCAGATCACCGGGACCGCCTATAGCGACTTTTATCAAAAGGTCTCGAAGGGCGAGCACAAGGACGATGAGGCGTTCGCATTTATCGCCCGCGTCGATAAGACGGATGATCCGTTTAATGACGAACGATGCTGGCCGAAGTCGCTGCCGGCGCTTGGCGTGACGTTTTCCGAGGAGAACATCCGGGGCGAGGTCAATACAGCCCGCGTTCTCTTGTCCACGCAGATGTCAGTCAAGCGTCTGTATTTTGGAATCCCGGTTGGGTCGGTGGATTTCTGGATTGCCGAGGAAGCATGGCAAGCGGTTCAGGGCGCGGTTGATCCCGACAAGCTGAGTGGCTGCAAGTGCTGGCTCTCCTTGGACTTGTCGCAGAAGAACGATCTCACCGCATTGACGGCGTTGTGGGAAGACGCAGACAAGCACTTCTGGACCAAGACTTGGTACTGGACCGCAGAGCAAGGGCTTGAGGAACGGGCGCTAGGAGATAACGCGCCTTATCTCCAATGGGTGGAACAAGGCCGCCTTCAGAAAGTCCCCGGCCCCGTCATCGATAAGAAGTTTGTAGCGTTGAAGGTCAGGGACATCTGCGCTCAGCATAACGTCCAATTCCTCGCATTCGACGTTGCCGGCATCGATGACTTCGAGTCTGCGTGCAAGGACAAGGAAATCAATTTCAAAGTTTGGCGTTGGCGCGGCGATGACAAGCCAAAGGGCACGGGCCTGAGACTTGTTTCACACGCGCAAGGAACGCGCGTCGTGTTCGAGGATCGCCAACTTTGTATGCCCCGCTCAATCGAGCGGTTCGAGGACATGATCCTCAAGAAGACCGTCACCATCGAGAGTTCGCCCGTGACCTACATGTGCGCGGCCAATGCAATGGTGAAGGTTGACGATTTCAAAAACCGAGCCTTCGACAAGAAGCGCTCGCGTGGTCGCATAGATGGCTTGGTTACGAATGCGATGGCCGCTGGAGCGGCGACTATGACTGAGCGGCCGGCCGAATTCCAAGTGACGTTCGTCTAGTCCTGTACCGCAAGCTCGATAAGCCGAAGTCACGCGGGCGGATAGACGGAATGATCTCGCTTGCTATGGCTCATGGGGCGGCTCCACATCTGAAGCCTGCTGGACAGTTTCAGGTGATGTTCGTTTAAGCGACTGGAGATCGCTTTCTAGAACGGAAACCAGCGATTTTAGTGCTCCGATTAACTCGTCTGCCTCACCATCTTCCATGTCGTCATACGCACGCCGCAATCCTTCGCGCAGCGCATCCGATAACGAGCACTCGAAATAGCACCAGCCGCACTCCCTGGATGGACCAAGCGGCAATGTGAGTTGAGCCAGAATTTCATACGGCTCCATTGGTCTGCGCATTTCTTCAGGGTCGCGATGCGCCCAGCCGACGATATCGAAATCGGGCGGCTCGCGTTCGAACTCTGACTTAACCACTTCATCAACCGTTTTGGTGATTGCGGGGTCTAACTCTCCGAAGCCGAACGACCAAGCGGAGAGGTCGATAACGGACTCGGGTGTCCGAACAAACTTAGTCATCGCCCTGCCTCTGATTTTGTAGCGAGGAAACTACCACGAAATGAACCGCGCCTACAGTCTCATCACGCTGAAAAGCGTGGATGAGGACAAACGGATTCTGTCTGGAGTTGCGACAACTCCTACCCCGGACAGGATGAACGATGTTGTCGAGCCCAAGGGCGCGGAGTTCAGCCTACCGATCCCGTTCCTTTGGCAGCACGACGCAAGCCAGCCCATCGGCCACGTCACCAAGGCGAAGGTCACGAAAGATGGGATCGAGGTTCAGGTTCAGCTCGCCAAGATCATTGATCCCGGAACGCTCAAGGACCGAATTGACGAGGCTTGGCAATCGATCAAAGCCGGGCTCGTCCGTGGCCTGAGCATCGGCTTCAAGGCCCTGGAATTCTCCCGCCTGGAAGATGGCGGTCTCCGCTTCATCAAATGGTCATGGCTTGAGTTGAGCGCGGTCACGATCCCCGCCAACGGCGAAGCCACCATTACCGCAATCAAATCGCTCGATACCGCACTGCTGGCCGCGTCAGGCCGTGAACGCAGCGGCGTCGTGCGCCTTACCCCACCCGGCGCTTCGGGACTCTCGAAAACCACAATCCCGAAGGAGCCAATTATGGCACGGACTATTCAAGAACAGATTACCGACTGGACGGCCACGCGAACCGCGAAAGCGGCCCGCATGACCGCCATCATGGACGGCGCGGCTGAGAAGGGCGAAACGCTCGATCAGGCGCTCGAAACCGAATACGACGATCTCAAGTCGGAAGTCGGCCGCATCGACAAGCACCTGGAACGTCTCCAGGACATGTCGAAGGTCAACGCGACCAAGGCCGCGCCGGTCAACGGCGAAGACCCTGAAGCCGCATATCGCTCGCGCAGCACCGGCCGGATCGAGATCATCACGCCGAAACTCGACAAGGGCGTCGGCTTTGCGCGGTACGCCATGTGTATGGCGGCATCGCAAGGCAACCCTGTCATCGCGCGTGAGATCGCCAAGGAGCACTATCCCGAGTACGTCCCGCTCCACAACATCCTGAAGCTGCCCATGGTCAAGGGTGGCGTTGCCCTGCCGACGATCCGTAATCTGGATATGTTGCGCAAGGCGGCGGTTGCGGCCGGCACGACCTCGGACTCCACCACGCATAGCGCCCTGGTCAACTATCAGGACTTGGCGTCGGAGTTCGTGGAATTCCTGCGTCCGATGACGATCATCGGCCAATTCGGCACGGGCAACATTCCTGGCCTGCGCCGCGTGCCGTTCAACATCCGCGTTCCGCGTCAGACCAGCAAGGCGTCCGCCTACTGGGTCGGTGAAGGCAAGCCGAAGCCGCTCACCGACTTCAACACGGAACAGATCACGCTCGACTTCTTCAAGGCGGCGACGATCTGCGTGCTGACGGATGAACTGGTCCGGTTCTCGGTGCCGTCTGCCGAAGCCATGGTTCGTGACGAACTCGCGAAAGCGGTCATCGAAGCAATCGATACCGCGTTCATCGACTCGTCCAACTCGGGCTCAGCCAACGTCAAGCCTGCGGCGATCACCAATGGCTCGGGCGTTGTCAGCGTCACGTCTGCCGGCGACACGGCGGCGAACGTGCGCACCGACGTTCAGGGCGCAATGGCCGAATTCATCCAGGCGAACATGCCGATGTCAGGTGCGGTCTGGATCATGAACGCCAATGTCGCACTGGCGCTCTCGTTGATGATGAACGACCTCGGACAGCCGGAATTCCCTGGCGTGAACATGAACGGCGGCACCTTCGTCGGCCTGCCCGTTCTGGTCTCCCAGTACGTTCCGACTGCGGTTGTCGTTCTGGCTCAGGCGAACGAAATCTATCTTGCAGACGATGGCAACGTTTCGATTGCGACAAGCTCCGAAGCGTCCCTCGAAATGCTGGATGGATCGCTCACCCAGGACGGCACGAACGGTACAGGCGCTTCGCTGGTCTCGATGTTCCAGACAAACAGCGTTGCGATCCGCGCCGAGCGTGAAATCAACTGGCGTCGTCGCCGCGATGAAGCGGTTGTTCTCATCACGTCCGCCAACTGGGGCGGCACGGCCGGGTCGGGCGACATCTAACACTCTGCCGAGCGCGCGGATTCCCCACGCCTCCTGCGACCTCGCGCGCTCTCACTTGGCCCTGTCCAGCGACACAACGGTCTGGGCAGGGCCTCTTTCTTTGGAGTTTTCATGACCTCACCGAGCCTGAAGATTATTGGCACGATCAAGAAGTGCAGTGCCACGCAGGACGAGTTGATCGCTCACATTCAGGCGTTCGACAAAAAGCCAGAGCCGATCCAAACGCTCGTTTCTTCGGTTGTGGAAGCCATCGCGCCGAAGCGGCGCGGTCGTCCGCCGAAGCAAGATTACAAGACCCGCGACATGAGGGCCGAGGCCTAATCCGTTGGAGCTTCTCGGGTACGAGATCAGCATCAGGCGAAAGGCCGCTGTTTCGCCTATTGGCGTAACGGGCGGATGGCGTTCGTTCGTCTCCGAGCCCTTTGCCGGCGCATGGCAGCGCAACATCATCAAGACGAAAGAGAGCGTTCTTACGCATAGCGCGGTCTATGCGTGCGTGACGCTGATTTCTTCGGACATCGGCAAGCTGCGCCTCAAGCTGGTCGAGCGCGATGCTGAGGGCATCTGGACGGAAGTCGATAGAGCGGCATTCTCGCCCGTCCTGCGCAAGCCCAACCGCTACCAGACGCGGCAGAAGTTCATCGAGCAGTGGCTTGTCTCCAAGCTGCTGTACGGGAATACATACGTTCTGAAAGAGCGCGATGCACGCGGCATTGTCCGCGCCATGTACGTGCTTGATCCGACGCGAGTCCGGGTCTTCGTCGCTCCAGACGGTGACGTGTTCTATCAGCTCAATTCGGACAATCTGACGGGCATCATTCAGAACGGAATTCAGGTTCCGGCAAGCGAGATCATCCATGACGTGATGGTCCCGCTTTACCATCCCCTTTGCGGCGTGTCCCCGATTTCTGCCTGCGCGCTCCCCGCCGCGCACGGTCTCAAGATTCAGGAACACTCCGCAAACTTTTTCGCCAATGCGTCGAAGCCGAGCGGAATGCTCACGGCCCCTGGTTTTATCAATCAGGAAACGGCGGACAGGCTCAAGAAGCAATTCGAGGAACGCTTCAGCGGCGATAACGTCGGGCGGCTCGCGGTTGCTGGCGATGGCCTTAAGTTCGAGAGCCTCGCGATCAACGCCACGGACTCGCAGCTTATCGAGCAATTGAAGTGGACGGCAGAACAGGTTTGTACCGCGTTCCACGTTCCGGCGTACATGATCGGAGTTGGTTCGACTCCGACCTATAACAACATCGAAGCGTTGAACGCTCAGTATTACGCGCAATGCCTTCAGGCGCTGATCGAGGCCATCGAATCACTGTTGGATGAGGGCCTTGGGCTTTCGACCAAGCCAGAGACCTCTAATCTCGGGACCGAGTTCGATTTGGATGATTTGCTGCGTATGGACGCCGCGACTGCGGCCGACATTGAGCTCAAGCTCATTAAGGGCATCAAGGCGACGAACGAGTCGCGCAAGCGCTTCAACCTAGCACCTGTTGAGGGCGGCGATGATGTCCGCGCCCAAGAGCAGGATCATAGCTTGGCGGCACTCGCGCGGCGTGACGCGAGGCCCGATCCGTTCTCGCCTGCTCCAGCGCCAGAACCAGAGCCGCCTGAAGACGAGCCCGAGGATGATCCTGAAGATGATAACACCGAGGAGCGTTCGGCATGGGCAATGACGAAGGCGCTCGCGGAGTTTCGAGAGGCGGCGTGAGCGGCGCGAAGATTCTAGAGATCACGCGCGGCATCGCGCCGGTCATCATCGGGTACGTCAAGACCGAGCTTACGCCTATCCTGCAACGGCTGACCGCGCTTGAAGCGCGAGAGCCCTTGCGCGGTGAGAAGGGCGAGAAAGGCGATCCCGGCGAGTCCGGGAAGGTTGGCCCCGCTGGGAGTGAGGGCGCCCCAGGCCCACGCGGCGAACGCGGTGAGAAGGGTGATCCTGGCGAACGCGGCGAGCGCGGACTTGAAGGCCCGCAAGGCATTCCAGGCCGTGATGGTCGCGATGGTGCGCAAGGTCTTCCGGGTAAGGATGGGCTCAACGGTAAAGACGGCCGCGATGGAATCGACGGCAAGGACGGGGCTCCTGGTCTCGATGGCAAAGACGGCCTCGGCTTCGACGATCTGACTGTTGATGCTGAAGACGATGGGCGCGTCATCGTCATGCGGTTTGTCTGCGGAGACCGGCGCGAGGAATTCCGCCTGACGACGGCGACAGCGATCTATCGCGGTGTGTTCCAGGAAGGAAAGGCCTACGAGCGCGGCGATCTTGTGACGTGGGGTGGCTCTGTTTGGCATTGCAACGCCGAGACACCCGAGAAGCCCGGCGACGGCTCTAAGAGTTGGACCCTCGCGGTCAAGAAGGGCCGCGACGGTCGCGACGGTAAGGACGGAGAGAAGGGCGAGCGCGGTGCGCCGGGTCGGGACGGGCGTAGCGCCTACTGATTGGTATCCCGACTGGTCCGCGCATCAGTGCGTTGTGGTTGCAAGTGGTCCGAGCGCTTCAATGGTCAACCTCAGTCTTGCAAACGGTAAGGCAAAGTTCATTGCGGTCAACACGTCATGGAAGCTCTGCCCGTGGGCGGACGTTCTCTATGGTTGCGACTTCTCTTGGTGGGAATCGCAGGGCGGCGTTCCTGAATTCAAGGGCCTGAAGGTTTCGCAAGATCGTCGGTGCCCGAAGTTCTATCCCGATGTGCAGGCGATCGATTGCATTCGCGGATACGACACGAAGGCAAAGATCATCGCGCGTCGCGGTTCGATCGGGTGGGGCGGAAATAGTGGATTTCAGGCTATCAGTCTCGCGACGCAATTCGGCTGCAAGAAGCTGATCCTTGTTGGCTTCGATATGCGGATCGATAGAGGCCTGCACTGGCATGGGAAGCACGGGAAATTTCGGCGCAAGACCGGAGACATCAAGACCATGCACAACCCGCACGCGGGACAGGTGGAGCGGTGGCGCAAGGCGCTTGACGCCGAAGCGCCATCTCTGATCAGCGCCGGAATCAAGGTCATCAACTGTTCAAAGGTGAGCGCGCTTCGCGCGTTTCAGAAGATGGAATTCGAGGCCGCACTTGCCGCTTGAACTGATTGGCGCTCCGCAAGGTCTGGTCGTAAGTGTAGCGGATGCTAAGACCTACATGCGCGTGGACCATTCGGACGATGACGAGCTGATCGAGGCTTTCATCGAAGCGGCGACGGCGCAAATCGAAGGGCGCTACGGTACGCTCGGCCGTGCCATAAGGCGGCAGACGTGGGATTATGTTCTTGAAGCGTTCCCCGATACAGACTGCGATCAATCTATCGAGCTTCCGCTTCCGCCGCTGATCGATGTGATCACGGTGAGCTACACCGACGCGGCCGGCGACATCCAGACGTTTGAGACCGGCGAATTCGAGGTAGACACGAACAGCGTCCCCGGTCGCGTGCGGCCCGTGAATGGCGGCTACTGGCCCACGGCGAACGAAGACGCCTACGGTGCGGTGCGTATCCGGTTCTTGGCCGGCTATCCTGATGATGAGGTTCCGGTAACTCTGGCACTCGCTATCAAGATCATGGTCGCGGATATGTATGAGAACCGCGAAAGCATCACGGGGCAGAACGTCAATCAGGTGAGCATCCCGACGACTGCTGAGCGGTTGCTCAATCAATTCCGGGTCCATCAATTTGCATGAGCGTCAACCGGGATTTGACCTATCCACGAGCGGTGCTTGAAACCGCTATCACAGACCTCACTGGCCTTCGCAGTGAGAAAGCGCAGTCACAACGCGCTGCCTGCGAACTGGCCTGCAAGATTCTGGAAATGTACGAAGGGTTCGACTCGGTGGAGATGGTGGCTTTCCCGCCGCATGTGAACGGAGGGTGATGGTGAAAAAAAGTCGTATACGTTGGATACCAGAAGAATATAGGTGTGAACCGCTGCTTCGCAGGTTTCAGATGGAAATGGGTTGATCACTATGGGTTGGGTGCCAATTCCCCCGCCGAGTCATACGAGGCAGATGCCGGACTGGGTAACAGACGTGCAAATGTTTTGTATTGGCTTCATGATCGCGCTTGGGCTGCTTTGGTGGATGCCGCTGTTGTTGTTGCCTACGTAAATAAGCATGAAATTTCCGCCGTGCCTGTCCGAAGCCGAGACGATCGAGCGTGCAATAGCCGGGGCGAATCTCGCCCGCTACGGTGACGGGGAATTCAATCTCGCCAAGGGCGGGAGCTGTGTAAGCCAGAAGGCCCATCCAAAACTCGCGGCCGAGTTGCGCGGCATCTTGGAGAAGGCCCCGAAAGGGTGCTTGCCATGCTTGCCCGACCCGAACTGTGGCGGCGGCAAGTCGCCCAAGCGGGAAAACTGGCTCAAGATCGAGGGGCAAACGAGCGTCCCACTCGGCAAGCAGGAATACGGCTCAGCGTTCATCACGCGGCCCGATACCGCGCCCTGGATCGATACGCCGGCCTATTGGGATCGCGTCCGGTCACTCTGGCGCGGCAAGGACGTGACGCTCGTCAAGGGAAGCGAGCGGTCACTGCGCCTGGGCATGATGCAGGATGCCAAGAGCATTCGAGAGGTCTGGGGTACATACTCAGACGCCTACGACGCGCGCGGGAGAAGCCCGGACAGCCGCGATCATGCCGGGGCGTGTCAGACGGTAGACGAACTTGTGGAGGCCATTGGCAAGCCCGGACACACGGTCCTGATGTGCTTGGGACCGACTGCAACAGTCTTGGCCGCGAGGCTTGCGCAGAAGGGCATTCACGCGGTTGATCTGGGACACGTCGGGATGTTCATGCGGTCTGCCGGTTCTTATCGCTTGCAGCCCGACGAGCTCGTGAGCCCAACCTATAGGGCGCTTCTGACCCGCGCCCATAGGGAGATGGATTGGGCCGGGGCTGGCTATAAGCAGGCGGAAGCAGTCGCGCAATTCGCGGACGAGATTGGGGCCAAGTCCATTCTCGATTACGGGTCTGGACAGGGAACGCTGGCGCGGGCGCTGGCTCCGCGCAAGGTCTACAACTACGACCCGGGCATCCCGGAAGTCTCGGCGCATCCGAAGCTCGCGCACCTTGTCGTGTGCAGCGATGTTCTCGAGCACATAGAGCCCGAGAAGCTGGACAACGTGATGCAGCATATTCATGGCATCACGGTCATAGGTGCCTATTTGATGATCGCCACTCGGGCGGCGGCGAAGAATTTGCCGGATGGCCGGAATACACATCTGATCGTTGAAAGCCCGGAATGGTGGTTGGGGAAGATCGAAGCGCAAGGCTGGAAACATGCGCGGCCGCCTGAGATTAAACCCGGCCACTCGGTAACGGCCTGGCTTCTGAAGTGATCCGCGTTTTTGTTGGCTGCGCTCCCAACGGGGAGGATGCCGAAAGCCAGGCTGTGTTCGAGTACACGCTCCGCTCACACGCATCGCTTCCGGTTGAGATCACATGGATGAGGTTGAGCCGCGATCCGGCGAGCCCGTTCTATTCGGATTGGCCGAAGGGTTGGCAAACTGCAATCTGGTCAACCCCGTTCAGTCCATTCCGATACATCGTGCCGGCGCTCTGTGGGTTTGAGGGCCGAGCAATTTACTGTGACAGTGATGTAATGTTCCTATCCGACATCGCGGAATTGTGGAGCCAAGAATTCGCCCCGGGCAAGTGCGTCATGGGCAAGGTCGAGGGCAAGGCTAAACGGCTCTGTGTGTCGCTCTGGGACTGTACGGCTGCGATGGGCTTTATGCCCACGTCTCGCTTCCCGGATAATGCGGAGATCACGCGCACGCGGCATGAAATTGCCCCACACGTTCAGGCCTATCGCGGAAACTGGAACTGTATCGACGGCGAGGATTACCGGGATTTGAACGATCCCCAGATTAAGGCCATCCATTACAGTCTGGAGTCTTCCCAGCCACATCTTCGCCATGCGGTGCCGAGGCTTAAGAAGTCGGGTCTGAAGCATTGGTTCGACGGCGCAATGCGCTCGCACTGGCGCGGCGATTTGGTGAGGATGTTCGATCAGTTCTACGCCGATGCGATCCTGCATGGCTACACGGCTGAACGGTATGTTCCCGCCAAACCGTTCGGAGACTATAGGCTCAAGTCTCACGCGAACTACCGTAACCATCGGTGGGTGGACCAGGTGATCGTCGCGTGACCGAGTTCGAGGCATTTCCTACCGACTTCGCGCGGATCGATGAATTCGGGATTGTTGTGATGACGATCCCAAAGGCCGCGCATTCATCGATTATGACCGCGCTGGGCATGAAGTTCAGGCGACCTGACGAAACGCCAAAGCAGGCCACTCAACGGTGGCGGGCGCACGGGTCACGAGATGTCCCGGCTGGATATCTCTCGGCTGGGTTCTGTCGCAATCCGATGGCCCGGTTCCGGTCATGCTGGCAGAACAAGATTGTTGGCGTTGATGTATGCAGGACAGAGCTTGCGGCGATCGGATGCAGGCCAGGAATGAGCCTAGACGAATTCTCGGAGTTGGTCGTGGAGACCGATGACCGCGACTTGGATAAGCATCTAATACCGCAGCACTACCGTTTCTTGGATCAGGGAAATTTGCTGGTTGGGACGCTATACCATTTCGATCAACTGGATACGGCGTGGGATTCGTTCCGAGAGCAAGTCCGCTCACATTGCGGGATGGTTCTCTCGGACCTTCCGAGACTGAACGCTTCGGCTCCGGTGCCTGGTGCATGGTCAGAGCGTTCGCGCCGGATGATCAGAGAGCGTTACGCTGCCGATGACTTCTGTTTCGGATGACGAGATTTACTATCGCGCCGATGCGCCGCTTTGGTGGCCGCGTTATGATCACAAGCCTGACAAGTGTCTTCATAGAGTGCAGGCCCATATCGGCGCGGTGGATGCGACGATCCGGCTCTGTACGCAGAATTGGCTCTGCATCCAGGCCGGTGGACATGCGGGGTTATGGCCTAAGCGATTGGCCGGCCACTTCATGAAGGTTCTGACGTTCGAGCCCGAGCCGGTTCTGTTCGAGTGTATGCGGCGCAATCTGTTGGGGGTTGAGGGGATTACAATACGCCCGGAGGCTCTCGGGGCCTTCTGTGGTGAGGTCAAGTTGATGCCGCACAAGAGCGCGGGCGGATGGGCGGTCCTGCCTGACGGCACGCTTCCGGTTCAGCAAGTGACGATTGACAGCCTGAACGTCCAGGAGTGCGACGCGATCGTTCTGGATATTGAAGGCTACGAGGCCGAGGCGCTCGAAGGAGCGCGGAAAACCATAGATCGGTTCCGGCCCGTTCTGCATCTGGAGGTTCTGCCCCGCTCGCGCGAAGCGATTGAGGCGAAGATTGCTGAGTTCGGTTACGTGAAGAAGCATCGCATCCACGCGGATGAGATTTTCGTCCATGCCGGATGAAATCTCGATTGTGGGCGGGGGTTGGTCAGCCCGCAACCACGATCTGAGCAAGGTTCCTAGGACGGTCATTTGCGTAAACGATGCGGCGTTTCATTCTCCGCGCTGCGACATCATCGTGAGCATGGACCGGCTCTGGACCGAGCATCGGCTTGCTGATCTAGAGCGTCTCCGATTGCTGTCCTACATCCGGCTCCGGGCGATGATCAATCATCTGGACCGGCTGCATCAAAGCTGGCTCTGGCCGTTCGAGAACAGGCACGACACGGCGGACTTTGGTCTGCATCGCGTGACGCTGAACGGGCCGAACTCTGGACATTGCGCGCTCAATCTGGCGTTCGTCATGGCTCCGAAGCGGATCAACCTCTACGGCTTCGACATGGGGCGCGGGCCGAATGGTGAGGTGTACTGGTTCCCGCCTTATCCGTGGGTTCAGCCACAAGGCGCAACATCGAATAAGCGTTATGCCGAATGGCAGGCCGCGCTGGATCACGGCATCGCGCAATGCAAAGCGGTAGGGATTGAAGTTGTCCGATATTGTTAGCATCGTCTCGGGCGGCTACTCCGCTTCGCAAGTTGATCTGTCTACAGTCCCCGGCTTCGTCATCGGCGTGAACAATGCCGCTCTGCACATGCAGCGGATTGACGCCGCGATTACGATGGACCGGCGATGGTCGGAAGCGCATTGGCCCTTTTTCGCGGAGAAGGGCGGGGCCATCGGACTTTGGATGCGCCCGAACAACGTCCTACGGCTGAAGAAGACCATACCGGGATGGAAACCGGATTGGGTGACGGTCTACCAGTGCGATCATACCGCGCACATGATGAGTGATGAGCCTGGGCGATTGAATGGCACGAATTCGGGCGGGGTCGCTCTCAATCTCGCCTATTCGCTTAAGCCCAAGAGGCTTTACCTGTTTGGCTTCGATTACTGCCCAGGGCCGCAAGGACAGATGCACTGGTTCGCGAAAGGCGAAACAGGTCGGGTGGGTGACTATCCGATCCACGCGGGCCGGTACGCCGGATGGGCTCGGCAGTTCAGCGACGTTGCCAGCCAATTCCGAGCCAAGGGAATAGACGTTGTGAACGTCAGCGCATCATCGCTGGTGACTGCGTTTCGCAAGATCACACCGAAAGAATACGCAAGGGGCGTGAGTTGAATGGACGGTCTGGATTGGGTTGGCGCTGCCATCTGCGGGATTTCAATTGGCGTAGCCCTTTTAATCATCGCGGATACACCGTTTCGCGTTATGTGCGCCGCTGAAGAATTTGTTTCTCGCCGCAAGCGTCAACGTAGGGGAATGTCTAATGGCAGATGAACTTGAGCGCATCTCACGCAGCCCGGATGAGGCTCCGCCGTCCCTTGGGTTGATTACAGCCCAAATCGCGCGGCTGTCCTTAGCGCCCGATGACACGCTTGTTGTTCGGTGTCTTGGGCCACTTCAACAAGCGACGGCGGAGCGGATTAAGTCATACATCTGCAATGCGATAGGCCACAACAAAATACTGGTGGTCGGCGAAGACGTGGAACTGACGGTGCTTGACGCTGCATGAATGCCATTACCCTCGTCATGGCCTACTTCAACAATCCGGGCCAGCTCAAGCGCCAATACGACTTGCTCTACACGATGCCCGATTCCGTCAAGGCGAACGTCCATGTCATCGTGGTGGACGATTGCTCGGATGAGGCCCCTGCAACTAAGGCAAAGCTCGGAATGCCGAGCACGCTGTTTCGCATCACGGAAAAGAAGCCGTGGAACCAAGATGCGGCGCGAAACATCGGCGCGTTTCATGCCGTAACCAAGTGGCTGCTGTTGACCGACATCGATCACATGGTGCCGCGTGAGACATGGGCCACGCTGATCAATACCGATTTCAGGGACGATCAGATTTACACATTCGCCCGCGTCTCGGCTCCAAAGTACGATCCTTATAAGCCGCACCCGAACTCGTGGTTCATGACCAAGGAGATGTTCCAAAGGACGGGCGGCTATGATGAGCGGTTCGCCGGCTGGTACGGCACGGACGCGGATTTCCGGGATCGCTGCCGACAGCATGCACGCATCGTTCCGCTGCCCGAGGTTCTTGTCCGGGTGGGGCGGGAGGTAGTCCCTGACGCATCCACGCCGCGCGACAAGTTCGGCGGGCACCCGAAGGACAAAGTGAACGGCGACAACATTCGCCGCATCAAGCAAGAGCGGAACGCTATCCCCGGCTGGCGGCCGATCACGCTGTCATTTCCATACGAGCGGGTCTGATGCTCACCGTAGTCGCATGGTGCTGGAAGCCTCCAGCGAATTACCGTTCGCAGTTCAACGCCACGCACGTCAATAAGCTCAAGGAGATGGTGGCGCGGCACTATCAGAAGCCGCATCGGTTCGTGTGCGTGACGGACATGCCGAGTGGGATGAACTGCGAAACCATCCCGCTCTGGACGGATCATTCTCGGCTGCTACATCCGTTCGGGCAGCGAAACCCGAGCTGCTACAGACGGCTCCGTATCTTTTCGAAAGAGGCGCGCGAGATATTCGGGGAGCGCGTCGTCTCGATCGATCTGGACTGTGTGATCGTCAATGACCTGTCGCCGCTCTGGGATTGCACGGAAGACTTCAAAATCTGGGGCGAGACGAACAAGACCAACCCCTACAACGGCTCGATGTTCATTCATACGACGGGCACTCGTACCCAATTGTGGGAAAAGTTCGATCCGATGACGACGCCGCACGCAACACGACGCGCGGGCTACTTCGGTTCGGACCAAGCATGGATGGCGCTTTGCCTCGGGCACGGTGAGGCGCGATGGACGAAGGCGGATGGGGTGTATTCGTTCCGCAATCATATCAAGCCAACACCTGGAATGTTGTTGCCCAAGAATGCAAAAGTGGTATTTTTCCATGGACAAATTGATCCGTGGACAGATTTTGCGAGAAAGATACCTTGGGTAAGAGAACACTACAAATTAGAAAGTGTGCCTTCTGCGGCAAGGAGTGGGTCCGCGATCCAGCCCAGTGGAACAAGCGGTTCTGCTCGAAATCGTGTTACGGCACGTCAACTCGGCTGAAGAAGGCGAAGGTGCTCGCGTCTGGCGAGCGTATGTGCAGCAAGTGCGGGCAGACCAAGCCGATTTCTGGATTCTCGCCACACAAAAGTGGCATAGGGGACGGTTATCACGGGTGGTGCAAGGTCTGCCGGTCAGAGGCCGAGTGGTTCAGGCGAAACAATCCCCGCCTGATTGAGGCACACAAAAACAAGTACGAGAGAAACCATGCCTACCGCGCGCGAACGGTACTTCGGAACGTGAGCAAGCGGTGCAGGCGAGAGGGGATCGCATTCGACCTTGACGACGAGTGGTTAGTTGCTCGTCTTGCTGCCGGTGTATGCGAGGTCACGGGCCTGCGGTTCGACATGAGCTTGGCAAGCCACGGGAAGAGCAAGGTGAGGCGCAACCCGATGACTCCGAGCATTGATCGGATAATCCCGGCTGATGGTTACGTGAAGACCAATTGCCGCGTAGTTGTGTACGCGCTCAATGCGGCGATGTCGGAGTGGGGCCTAGAAACTTTTCTACCAATCGCCGAAGCGATTCGTGGCTCGGCACTCACGTCGAGTTGCCGCTTAATTGCCTTGGATCGCTTTTACTAAGAACTACCGCTTCAGACCACCTGAAAAGCGCACATGCCACGTCGCATACAAGGCGGGCATGGTCGCGTTCGTGCGCGGCGTCTGTGCAACAGACGCAATTCTGAAAGGCAAGGCGAGGCCCGCCACTGAGGATGAGATAGGTGAGCGCAGGCGAGTTGCGGGAACGCGTCGCGTTCCACGAAATTGCTGAGGAAGACTCGTCCTACGGCATCATGCGCGGCGACTACGAAGAACAGTTCCGGCGCGATGCTCGTATTCGTCCGCTTGTCGGGACAGAGCCCATCATCGCGCAACGTCTGACCGGCGTTCAGCCTGTGGTCATCAAGGTGAGGTCCGACAGTTCAACGCGCGATGTGACGACGGCATGGAAGATCGTCGATGTGCGGTCTCTCACGGCCTACAACATTCGCGCGGTCACGCCGGATGAGAAACGGAAGTACATCGAATTCCTCTGTGACGCTGGCGTAGCGACCAATGGCTAAGATCACGGGGCGCGACCGTTTCCGCTTCGTCCTGACGAAATTGCCCAAGGAGCAGCGGAAGCAATTGCGCGAGGCCATTCTCACGGGCGCTGACGATATGGCCGCCATGCAGCGCAGGCTCGCGCCGTTCAGGAGTGGTCGCTTACGTGAGTCGATTGTGGTCACGCCAGGAGACCGGGACATCCTGCGCTATGCCACGCTCAAGAGTAATCGGACGGTGAAAGACCCGGAGCTTGCCGCGATCATCAGCGCAGGGAATTCCAAGGTGCGATACGCGCATCTGGTCGAGTTCGGCACGGCCCCGCACGAAAACCAGGGCAAGTTCCCCGGTACGCAAAATCCCGGAACGCCGCCGAGGCCGTTCTTCTATCCAGGCGTCCGCGCCATGAAAAAGCGCGTGCAGAACAGCATCAACCGAGCGGCCCGCAAAGCCATCAGGGACGGAATCAAATAGGGTGGCGGTTGGCGCGGATTTGGACCTTCAGCGGGCCATCGTGACCAAGCTGAAGGCAAGCAGCGATTTGCAGGCGCTGATCTCGAACCCGATCCGGCTGTTTCAGGATGTGCCGCCTGGACCGACGTTCCCGTATGTCACCATCGGCATCTCGCAGCGGTTGCCCGATCTGGCTGAGTGCATCGACGGGGCCGAGATATTCTCGGACCTGCACATCTTCAGCCGTGGCGCCGGATTCGAGCAGTCCAAGAAGATCGGCGCGGTTCTGATTGAGGAACTGCACAATGCAACGCTCAGTCTCGGTGAGCATTGGTGCAGGCTGATCGAACTGGCTGACGAAAGATATTTCGTCGAGCCTGACAATCTGACGAAACACGGAGTCATCACCTTCCGCGCGTTGGTTGAACCAACGTCGTAGCGGTTGCCCAGACATGCGCCTTGGGCAAGCGCACCCCAGTCTCGTAGATAGGAGCCCGCCAGATGGCGCAACCTCATACATATACCTTCGGTGAATTTCTGATTGAGGTTGGAAACGGCCTCGACCCTGAGACCTTCGGAGCCCCCTGCGGTCTCACGTCCAAGAGCTTCAACGCTCAGGCGGCAACGTCGGATACGAACGTACCCGATTGCGACGATCCCGACGCGCCTTCGTGGCTGGAGCGCGATGTTACATCGCTCTCTCGCGACATCACTGGCTCGGGCGTTCTGGCCGAAGCATCGCTCGAAACCTGGGATGATTGGTTCACGAGCGGCAACACGAAGAACGTCCAAATCTCGCTCACCGATGGCGTGAACGGTACGCGCGTATGGTCAGGAGCCTACATCCTTTCCGGCTTTGAGATCACCGGCCAGATCGGTGAGAAGGTTCAAGTGAACGTCACGATGCTCAGTGACGGCGAGATCACGCGCGAGGATTCGTAATGGACGGCTCCGGTCGCGTGAAAATCAACTGGGGCGATGGCGAGCATACGTTCCGCTTGCCCTATGCCCAACTACGAGAGCTTCAGGACAAGACGGGATCTGGGCCTGAAGAACTTGCAAACCGCATCGCACGCGGCGCGTGGAAGGTTGACGACATCCGCGAGGTGATCCGTCTGGGTCTCATTGGTGGCGGTCTGGACCCGATGCAGGCGCTCACGCTCACTATCCGGTACGTGGACAACCGCCCGTGGCTTGAGAACAAGCTGCCGGCGTACACGATCCTTCTCGCGATCCTCGCTCAGCCGGAAGGCGACAAGTTGGGAAAAGCGGAGGAAGGGGCCAGCCAAGAGGCGACGGCAAAATCCCCTTCTCCAGACTCATCGGAACGGCCGTCGCAATCGGGCTTCCCCTCGAAGACTTCTGGCAATGCTCGCCCTGGGAATTTGCGGCAGCGGTCGAAGGCTACAACCGCCACCAAAACGGCGGAGAGGACAAGCCCGGCCCAATGACGCCAGAACGGTTTGACGAGCTTGTGGCTCAGCGCGCGACGGCCAAGGCGCACAAGGCTATCCACTGATGGCACAAGAAGACATTGCCCGCCTCGTTGCCGTTCTTGAAGCGAACGTCAACAATTTCACGAAGAACATGGATCGTGCGAGGCGTGTTGCCGATCGCGAATTCGGCGCGATCGAGCGGCGGATGCGCACGACCGAGCGAGGCTTTTCTCGTTTTGGCGGGAGTGGGCTTAATACAATAATTACACGATATTTCTCGATTGCCGCCGCCATCATGGCAACGCAATTAGTCATCCGTGAGTCGATTGAAAACAATGAAGAGGCATCCGAGGCTTGGAAGAACCTCAACAAGGAGATGGAGCGTACCGGCGATGTGGCTGGGCCAGCAGTTGCGACAGGGTTTAACATCGCGTCTGCAATTCTCAAGCGGTTAAACGATGAGGTTGAGAGTCTTACCAGAGACTGGAATGCGCTGAAGCTGGCTCTTGAAGGCGGTGTAAATGTTCCGCTTGGAGTCTCGCCACTCCAGCCTGGCTACAACACTACGGCGACATTCGATCCCAGGACCAAAGACTGGCGGACAAGCCCAGGTGGCTTTCCGGTCAGTGGCGTTACCGATGTCACACCGGGCCAGGATAGAGAGCTTGAGGAGGCTCTGAGGTTTGGCGAAGAAATGGCCGAGATGGCCCGGCGTATGCAGGCCGAGCGCATCGAGACCGAGGAAGAAACGCAGCAACGGCTCTTGGCCGATGCGCTCGCCTTCGGTGAGGAACTTCTAGCAGACGCGCGCCAACTCTCTGCCGAGCGCATAGAGCTTGAAGAACAGACGCAGCAACGCCTTCTCGAAGATGCGTTGGAATACGGCGAGCAATGGAACGAGCAGATACGGGAGCTAACTGCCGACCGCATTGCCGCCCAACTGGAGGAACAGGCATCCCGCATCCAGCAGATCGGTGATGAATTCGAATATCTCGCTCATGCGGCTTTTGCCGGGGCCGATGCGTTCAAACGGGCGATTGCCAGCATGGCCCAGAGCCTCGTGGTCTCAGGCCTACGCAAAATTTTTGAGGGCTTTCTCGGTAGCCTGGCGGGTGGTAGCGGCTTCCTTGCCGGCGCGATCTCAGGACGTGCCCACGGTGGCCGTGTCAATCCCAACCAGCCCTACATCGTAGGCGAGAGACGGCCTGAGCTATTCGTTCCCGATACGGCAGGGACGATTATTCCGAAACTCCCAACCATTCCTAGCCCGCAAGCCCAAGCGATGGGCGGCATGATCGTCAATCTCCAGCAGACAATGAGCCTTGCAGCGAATGGAGATGCACAGCTCGCGCAACTCGCAAAGCAGGCGGCGCTCGATGGGGCGAATCTCGCAGTGCGTTCCATCCAAAGGTCGTTCCCATCCATGATGATCAAGGCGCAACGGGATCGTCTGTAACCCATGGCCGTCCATTTCTCAGGCTCCAACGGCAGTACGCATACCAGTATCTACAACGATAATATCTTCGTCGCGGGATTTCCGTTTACGTGGGCAATCTGGTGCAAGCCTGAGACATTCAGCACGACCAAACGCTTATGGTCCATGCACGACACGCCGTTTGGCGGAAGCGAGCCCGGAGACCGTTACACGCTCTCTCTGTCAGGCGGATCGACATTCAGCGTCGAGGCGGGTTCAAAGGACTTTGTTTTTACAGAGAGTGTCAACACTGCGTCCAGCGGAGTGTTCGATACTTGGAACCATGCCGCTGGCGTGTTCGAGAGCAGCGGATATACCGCATATCTCAATGGCGTTGCGTCAACCAAGCATACCACCGTCCAAAACGTATTTGGAAATCCGCTGGATCGAACTAGCATCGGTGGACATCCGACAGCCTCGTCATCTTACGGTTTCGCGGGGTGTCTTGCGCTCGCGACGATGTGGGACGTTGCCCTTTCTGGCGCGGAGATCGCGCAACTCGCATCAGGCGTTGACCCACTAACAATTCAGCCTGATCGCATTGTCGTTCATCGTCCTCTGGACACGGTCGCGGCGGTCACGGATGGCCCCATCGGTGGCTCATGGACACTTGAGCTTGCTCCAACGCTGTCTTGGCCTAACGGCGTTGATCAGTGCGTCGATGATCCTGATCTACCTGACCCGTTTGAGACTGGTGTACCCGACGAATGCGGGGAAGAAGATGAAGCGGACGCGCTTCAAACTGCAATCACTTGGTCGCAATGCGAGCTTGTTCCTGGCAGCATTTCCGTTGATGTCGTAGCGCCCTCTGTATCTCCAGGACGTTCCTTTTCTGGGATCGAGCAGCTTGTCCAGCCGGAAGCCGGCTACTGGAGGATCACGTATCACGACGTACCCATCAGGACGCGCGCTGATGTGCTGCGATGGCGCGAGATTGAGGGCGCTCTTGAGGGGCGCAACGGCGTAATCCTCATCCCCGTCTATGAGGCGAAACTGTCCAGCGAAGCGATAGCTGCCTCTGCCGCTGAAGACTATGAGATCGGAGAAACTCGCATCGGCATTGTGCAGACAGCCGGCTCGGTCTTGCCCGCTGGGATACATTTTTCGCACGGCGGGCGTCTCTACAGAATCACGCGCATACACTCGCAGGAGACGGGTGAGACCTATGACGTGTCGATCTACCCACCACTGCGGGCGGCAATCGCGGCAGATGACAGCCTAGATTTCAACACCCCTGAATGCCGCTGTCGTTTGGAGCGAGACGACAGCATGGACTTGAACCTGGAACTGCTGCGGTTTTCTCGCCCGTCAGTGACATTTGTAGAGGATGTTTAGATGGCCCTAGCCGGCAATTTTCTTGACCGCGTCATGCAGTCAACCGCTACGACGGGAACTGGCGCTGTCACGCTTGGAAGCGCGGTCTTGCCTTATCGCACATTTGCGGCGGCGGGCGCGGTGGATGCCACGGTCTATTGGTATCTGATTGAAGACGGCTCAACCGCGTGGGAAGTCGGCTATGGTACCTATACGTCGTCTGGAACGACGCTCTCACGCAACCTCGTTGCATCATCCACTGGCTCGCTTTTGAGCCTAAGCGGCACGGCAACTGTTGCGTGTATCGCGCCTGCACGGTCAATGAATTTTCTTGGCGCTCGTGTGACTAAGGCGGCGGATCAAACAGCGGCAAACTATACCACCGAGGCCACCGTAGCTTGGGATTCTGAAGTATTTGATGTTGGGGGCTGGCATGACAACGTCACCGATAACAGTCGCCTTACCGTTCCGTCCGGGTACGGAATCAATTATGTGGAGTTGACGGCGTGCGTTGATACCGCCCTTGGCGCGGCAGACTCATGGCGTCTGATGTACATTAGGAAAAACGGAACCACCACTTTCGGCTTGCATACGTTCGCGGAGGGCGGCGCGACATTATGGGGGTCTACAATTTCGAGCGGCCCGGTATCAGTTGTGGCCGGGGACTATTTTGAAGTCCGTTTTTCCGTCGAGACGGATACATCAATCACCGTCAACACAAATAGCTTCTTTGCAGTGAAGGCGCTCGGATGATTTCGATTGCCCCAATCTCGTCGCTGCCGATCAGTGCGACGATTGGTGGGGGGGCGGGTGAGACTGGCGAGCCACTTCCATCTCCAGAGATCGAGGCGGATTTCGAATGGCCGTTCGATGATCTGAAGCCAAGAGACATCGGCATCTATCCATGCTTCGCAAACATTGGTGGCGGCGTCTCTCTTACGGGAAAAGAGCCAGTTACCACGTCTCAGGGCGGATACTGGCGGCGATGATATGCGAAGGGCAGACGATCCAATGACGACCGAAGCACAAGACCCGGCCGCGATCCGCGCGATCTTGGGCGTGTTGAATGATGGCGCGGTCTATTCGCTTGCCGGACTCAGATTCGAGCTCAAGCATATGCGCGAATCCGACATCATCGCGTGGATGCGGCGATTGGAAAACGATGGCCGCGTTCAGCGAGTTGGGCGCGATATTTGGAAATTGTCCTATCGCGTGCGCGCGTGGTCTCTCGAAAACGCGCGCATGGTGGAAAAATAGATGGCATTCGGCGATCTTCTCGGCACGCTGGGCGGGAATGCGTCGAGCATCGGCGCAACCAATGACCTCACGGGCTCGGTCGCCGTCGATATCGGAGATTTGGTCTATGTCCTGTTCGGCCAGCAAACAAATCTGACGGCCACGGGCGCGACCGATGATCTCGGAAACACATATACACCGACAAATGCCGGCACCGATCCGGGCACGGGCACCGGGCGTGCATTTTGGTCGCGAGTTACCGTTGCAGGAACACTGACGACAATCACAGTCGCTGCTACTGCTAGCTCGAACGACTGGGCTGCGGGCGCGGCAGTCATCGAGGGTCCGTTCGCGGAAAGTCCGCTCGACGCGAACCCTGCGAATCTGACCGACTCGTCGTCGCCGTACACCTGCCCGGCCACCGGCACGTTGGCGCAAGCGGACGAAGTTGTGATGGCCGGAATGACCGATGCCGGCCTTGGCGTTGCGACCATCGCCGCGACATCGCCCAACTTGCTCGCGATACGCCGCGCAAACTCGACCAACATCGTCGCGGCGATCGGACATCAGACCGTTTCGGCCACGACATCGGTCGCGCCGGAATTCACGGGATCGAGTCTGATCGGTGCCGCGCTGTTCACGAGTTCCTTTATGAAGGAATCAGCGGGCGGCGGCGATGAAACCGGCTTGCAGACCGGCGAGACCGGCGAGACCGGAGACGGCACAATCGGAGACAGCATCTTCAAAAGTCGCATTTTTTACAGCCGAATTTTCAACGGTCACGGAGTGATAAGATGAGAGTTCCTATAGATGAGGCAGTGACGTTTGATGTCGTGACGCATAACCCGTTTACCGGGGATGTGTCGGACGCCGATAGCGCGCCGACGTTCGCCGTGTACGAAGACACAACGGATGCGGACGTAGGCGTCGGCGGAAATATGACCAAGCGCACGAGCCTCACCGGCAATTATCGCGGATCGTTTACTGCATCTGCGGCCAACGGATTTGAGGCTGGCAAGTGGTATAGCGTCATTGTCTCCGCGACCGTGGTAAGCACGGCGGCAAAGACCGTGGCCATGCACTTCATGGCGGTTCCTGCGGAGTCGTCTGCTGGTGTTCCGGACGTGCGGGCAACATCGCTCGGCACGCAGGCAAAGGCCGACGTGAACGCCGAAGTCGTGGACGCGCTCGCGACCGACACGTACGCCGAGCCCGGCCAGGGCGCGCCGGCTGCTACACTGTCATTAGCGGCAAAGATCAACTACCTGTTCAAGTCCTGGCGAAATAAGAAGACGCAAAGCTCAACTCAGTTCAGCCTGTACAACGACGCGGAGGCTGTTGTGGATCAGAAATCCACGATCAGTGAATCGGGCGGAACGGTCACGCGCGGCGAAGTGGCGAGTGGGCCATGACGATCGATACCAGCGAAAAGCGCCTATCGATTCTCGACTTCGATCCGACGACATCGATCGGGATTCCGATTCCGCGCGGGACGATCGGAAACGCCGAGAAGCTGCATCTCCTGTGGCTCTACTCGGGTCTCTTCGACGAAGACGGGGCGGACTTTCAATGGCCGTTCGATGATCTCAAGCCTCGGGACATCGGCATCTATCCGGTAGGAGCACCTATCGGCGGCGGCGTATCGCTCACCGGCAAAGAGCCAACGATCGATAGCGGCGCGGGATTCTGGCGTATTGTTCTTGGCGGAATTCCGGTCAAGACGCGCGACGCGATTTGCGCGTGGCGTGCGCTTGAGTCTGGACTAGAGGGGCGCGGCAAGACGATCGCTATCCCGATCTACGACGGCAAGCGCGCACCGTGGCCGGATACTCCGGGCGGCAGCATCGATTCCGAGACCGTTGGGGCTGTTCCGCGCGGCTCCACGACGCTCCACATCACGCTTGAAAACATTGGCGAGGTGTACGCGGGAATGCACTTCTCGATCCGGGATAGGCTCTATCGCGTCAAGACTGTGCAGGGCGATTCAGCGACCTTCGATATCGAAATCTGGCCGAAGCTGCGCGAGGCGGTTGAGTCGGGGCAGGCTCTCGAATTCCGCCGTCCGCTCTGCCGCGTAAGACTCGCGCGTGATGACGGCATGGCGCTCCGTCTCGACGGCCACAAGCGCGGCGAAGCAACCCTGGAATTTGTCGAGGCCCTATAGCTGTTGTGACCACCAAACAGCATAGGCGGCGATCATCAATATTCCGAGTACCCACGCTGTGACTACCCTAACCAATGATGCTCCTCCCGGCTGAGGCGCAGACCATAAATGGCTGCGGTGCAGATTCAAGCCTGTATTATTTGACCGAGGGTTAATCTTGGCACTTTCTGCAACCATCTCAGCGCTCCTCGCGGGGCGCACGGTCAGGTGCGCGCACTTGGTCGAGTTCTGCTTTGCCACCCAAGCCAGAAGGCTCTGGAACGGCTCGTACAAGATCACGACATCGGACGGCCACGATTGGTTTGGCCTTCGTAAGCTCGGGTCGATTGAGGGTCTTGAGAGTGACGGCGACCTACAGGCGGCAGAACTCAGGTTCTCAATCTCAGGCGTTGATTCTCGTCTGCTGCAAGTTGCGGTGAGCGAGGACCGGGCCGAGTACATCGGCAAGCACGTCAAGGTTTATTACCAGTTCTTCGATTCCGATTGGTCTCTGCTGGATGCTCCGGTAGCCCGAGCTGCCGGCATCATCGACGGGATCGAAGTCACGCGCCAACCGATGGAGCCAGCAGGAACGCGGCGCGTCATTAGCGTGACGGCTCAGAACATATTCTACGGTCGCGGCATTCCGCCTGCGTCGTACTTCACGGACACCGATCAACAGCAACGATTCCCCGGTGATCGCGGGCTCGCGTATCTCTCCGATCTTCAGGACACGAACATTCCATTCCCATGGTGAACGATAAACTTGCGGCGTTCCTGCGCGATGCAGCGGGGCGAAAGGTGGAGCTTGGGACATGGGATTGCGGATTGTGGCTGGCCGATTGGTACATGCTCGCGACTGGGAAGCCCGATCCTGCGAAGGATTATCGCGGCATCGGCCATAACAGCGCGGCCTATGCGTGGCGCGTCATTCGCTCTCTCGGATTGGTCCGCACGAGTAAGCCTCGCGCTGGAGATGTGGGCCTTGTCTCAATCCATCGGGGACATCTTGTCGGAGCGATCTTCTCCGGGCGTTCATGGTGGCTGTTGCGCGAAGAGGGTTTAGCGAGCCTCCCGCCTAAAGCGTTCCGGTTTATCGCAGCGTGGCGGGTATCCTGAATGCCAGCAACAATTGGCGCAGGTCTCAGCGGTTTATTTTTCGCGGCCACTGGGAGCACGTTTTCGGCTGGCGTTGCGTTCGCTGCGAGTGGATTTGAAGCCGCCGCTCTTGCGGGCGTGACGGTTGGCGAGATTGTCGGAACGGTCGCGCTCACTGGGGCAGCACTCGCGCTCACCCCTGGCACGCCCACGATCAGCAGCCAGAAGATAACTGTCCGCAATACGACGCAGGGCCGCCGTCGTATCTACGGACGCTTCCGCGTTGGTTCGGTACTCGCGGAACTGAAGGTTCAGAACCCGACCGGCGACGGCATTCTGCACGTTGCATCAATCATCGCATCTGGAGAGATCGATGACATCGAGGAACATCGGTTTAATGACCAGATCACGCGCATTCGTGAGAGTGATGGACAGGTCACATACCCCGGTGTTTGGTGGGACAGCAACCGCGTCCAGCTTCACTATCACCTAGGCGGCGACTCGCAAGTTGCCGATACATTCCTAACCTCAGCATTCCCCGCGCGCTGGACATCGGCGCATCAGCTTAACGGCATTGCGTACACTGTTGGGCGCTTTAATGGCGTTCCACTCGAAGACTTCGCGACTGTCTATCAAGCTGGCGTCCCGTCGTATTCCGCACTGGTTCGCGGGGCCAAGGTTTTTGATCCTCGCGAGTCGGGCCACGATTGGAATGACCCGTCCACTTGGGAATGGACGCAGAATGCGGCGCTCATCATTCTCGATTACCTCACCCATGATGATGGGATGCGGCTATCTCACGATCTGTTCGATTTGGATGACTGGGCAGAGGTTGCGGACTACTGCGATGAGATCGTTCCGCTCATAGGGGCGCTCGAAACCGGCGACGGCGAGGCGCGCTATCGCCTCTCAGGCATCTACGAATTCACCGAGCAGCCCAAGGACGTTCTCAAGAAGATGCTCGCCCCTATCGATGGGCGAGTTTATCTCCGCGAGGACAACAAGATCACACTCGATGTTGGGCGCTTTGTTGATCCAGGAGCGGACGCGACATTCACCGATGACGACATCATCGCCTATACGCAGTTCCGGCGCGGGGCGTCGAAGACAGAACTCAAGAACGAAGTCCGCGCGATCTATACGTCTCCGGGCCACGACTATCTTCCTCAAGAAGCTGATCCGTGGAGAGATGAAGCCAGCATAACGATTGACGGTCTTCAGACGATTACGCTACCGCTCGAATGGTGCCCGAGCCATTCGCAAGCGCGCAGGATCATGAAGGTTCAAGCGGCACGGCTGAACCCAGAATGGATGGGGACGGTCGTCACGAATGCCAGGGGTCTAGGCGCACTCAACAAGCGATACATCCACCTGACGATTTCAGACCTCGGCATCGCAGAATATTTCTTCGTACTCAAGCACGACATCAATCTGTTGGCCGGAACCTGCACATTCGAGGTTGTCTCATTTCCAGAGGCGACTTGGGATTGGGACCCGACAGAGGAAGGCGACTCGCCCGAGTTCTCTACTCCGGGTGACTGGGGCATCGTCGTTCCTGAGGGCGCAACGCAAGTTGTCATCACGGCTGACGGCGCAGGCGGTGGCGGAGCTGGAACAGATGGCGGCGGCGGTGGTGCCAGGGTTATCAAGACGGTCTCAATCTCTCCGCTCGATTGGGGTGACGTGATCCAATTCACGGTCGGTCGCGGTGGCCTAGGCGATCCCCCGAACATCCAAAGCTCAACGGATGGCGGCGACACGACAGTAACGGCAAATCTCGTTGCCGGGTCCATCAGCCTATTCGCAGGCGGGGGCAAATCCGGCTTCAACGGAGACGCTGGCGGCATTGCTACAGGCGGCGATACGAACACGAATGGTTCTAGTGCTAACGGTGGCGATGGTGGGCTAGCGGGCTCCGGTGCGTCTGAGAACGAATATCCCGGTGGCGGTGGACATGAAGGCGTTGACGGCGCGAATGGGCGCGTAACCTTCGATTGGACATACTGATGAGCAATAGCCCCATCGCGTTCGCGATCCTCTACGCCGTGTTCGCGGAGTATTACACCGGCACTTGGTCTCCCCGTCGTGTTCTGAGGTTCTTTAGGGAAGGCCGCGCTGACGCGCGGAAAGCGGCGTGAGTGGGGAGATGCTGCGGGCCGTTCGCCACACGGCGGCGCGATCAAGGCGCTGGCTTGTTACCCGTCACGGCGACCGGATCAAGCGGTCACTTAGTGGGCATTCCAACCGCCGCAGCAAAACGAGCCTAACACGATGACCACGCTCGAAGCCATAATTTCCGACATCGAGAGCGGGGGAAATCGCTACGCCCTCCGCTTTGAGCCCCACGTCTACGAGCGGGCTCAGACCCTCAACCGCTACGCCCCCATGGTGAATCTCGCCAGAGGCCGGAATAAGTGCTCGCTCGAAACCGCCCGCGTGATCATCGCCACGTCTTGGGGAAAATTCCAGATCATGGGCTTCAACCTCTACGACCCGAACGGGATCAACTATCCCGATCCCGTGGGCGTGTACCTGAACGATGACATGGTGCAGGCGGCGACGTTCCGCGTGTTCTGTCAGGCCAGGAGCATCTACTTCACGGTCGATGATCTTCGCGATCCGGCTTTCGCCCTTTGTTTCGCCAAGGTCTACAACGGCGCGGATGAGTACGCGAAGAAGATCGAGCAACGGTTGGCGATAGCATGACCCGCGAGACCATCATCTTCTGGACCGGATACTTGGGCGCATGGGCGCTGCTGATCTGGGCTGTGGTGAGGATGTTTCAGTGAGTGGTGACGATACCGAATTTTCGACGTTCTGGACCAAGGAGACCGACATGAGCAAATTCACGGCCTGGGTTAAAGCCAATCCGCTGCGGTTCGCGGCTTGCGCCTTTGGACTGGCGGTTGCCGCCGGGCTGATCGGAACGCTGCTGTCGTAATGATGAACGCGACACGCAGGGAATTGATGCGGGCTCTCGGCATGGCTCCGATAGCCGGGCCGAGCATGGTCAAGCAGCTCGCGGCAGCCGTGCAGGAGAACGCGCTCGCCCAAGCCGCTGTGCAGGCGGCTGGGGTCACAACTGGCGTTCCTCTTGGTGCTACCCCACCCGGCCTTGCGGTGCTTGGGAAGGCTCTATTCGGCCATATCGAGCAGCTCAATAAGGATGCGCACGACGAATTCCACCGGTCCACCCTGTGCCGCATCGGCGGGGTGGACGCTGATCTTGCTGTGCTGCGCTCCGTCTCACCCACCTACAAGGCGGCGATGCAGAAGCGGCGCGATCAGGAGTTCATGGCGGTTACGACGGCTGCATCCAAGTTGCTCTGGGGCCAGTGATGGCTGCCGAGCACAGCGTCCCACCCATCCTGCTTGCCGCCGCAACAGCACAGGCGGCGGGTATCATCGCATCTCTTGGCGATATTCCCGCCGTGGAGTTTGCCGTTGCATCGCTCTTCGCGCTTCTCGGCATCGTCGCGCGGCATTTCTCCGACGCAGGCGACGCGCTGAAGGCCGGGACATTCGATCCGGCTGGCACGTTCAAGGCCGTGGCGCTGGATATTCCAACAGCCCCCTTTCTCGGGGTGGTCGTCTATCTGGCCTGTGCCGCGGCGGACATAGCGATGATGTGGAGCCTGGGTATTGCCGCTGCTGTCGGCTATCTCGGGCCTGAGTACATCCGGCTTGCGATCCAGCGTGTGCTGGACGTGATCTTTACCAAGAAGGCCGGGTGATGGGCTGGATAGCGAGACTATTTCCCGGCCCGGCGATCCTGACCAAGATTGCGGTCTATGGCCTCATATTCGCACTCGGTGGAGCCATGGGGAGTGCATGGACAACGCAGCGGGCGATGGACCGGCGCGAGCGAGAGGGCAACCAGCGCATGGTCGAGTACCATGGGCAGATCGTGACCTACTACGCTGAGCGGATGAAAGAGATCCGCCGCGCTCGGGAACAACAGACAGCCGCAGACAAAGCCGCCTACGCCGTTCTCGAACAAGGCAAGGCCCAATCAGACCAAGCCGCAGACCGGGCGCGGGCGAGTCTGAGAATCGCTCTGGGGGAAAAGCAGAAATTGGAGATGACGAATGAGGGTCTTAAAGCCGTTGCTGAGATCCAGGCTACTGAGGCTCGCAAGCGCCCTCCTGATCCTGGTTGTTCCATGCCTCCTGGGGTGCGCCAGTCGATCGACACCTATATCGCCAGTCTTAACGCTTCCCCCAACGTTGGAGGTCCCGAAGCCTCAGCCCCCGGCGCATCTTCTCGCTCCGCTGGAGAGGATCCCCCCCTTACGTGTGTCGAACTTGCCGACAGCGTGATCGATATTCTCCAAGTGGCAGGAGGCTACATTTCCCGAGACGCTTCTTGGCGCTCTTGGGTAAGCGAGGCGCTGAGGTAGCCTCATAGACCCGCCATCTCTTTAGACGAGGCGGAAAGCATGGCGCGGTAGATTCGTGGATACACAGCGGCGGCATCCTCCACATCGCACGCGAGAGGATCGCCAACGTGGCCGGCCTCTATCATCGCCTCACTCGGCTCCTTCGGGACAATAGCGAGGCCGAGAGCATCGAGACGGGAGAGCATCGCGCGCGTATGCCCCCGATAGTCTTCCCGGTCGTATGTGTTGGCACCCTCCCACGGCTCATCCCGGAAGCGGTCGAGCCAAATCGCCCTCGCCAGTTCCTCCACAAGCTTATCCTTCTGCATCACGCTCTCCGCTTATCGTCCCCTGCAAGCACGTCATACAAGTTTGTCGGTCTCGCATGGATCACGGCGGCGAATGGCTTCTCATCCCGGTGCTCAGCCACGTAGGCCTCCATCGCCTCCCAGACCTTGCCGAAGTCCTCCCCGTGGACTGTGCCGTCTCCGTTCGTCAGGCGATTATATACTTGACTTAGCAACACCCAAGCCCTAGTTTGGGCGCGGATAGGAGCTAAGTCATGACCTGCGATATCACAAACCCGATCTTCACGAACGAAGAAGCCGCCATTGCCCACATGGAAAAGGACCGCTGGGGGAACGAGCCCCACTGTCCACATTGCGACTCCCTCAAAGTCCACAAGATGGGCGGCAAGACGCAGGCTGGCATGTGGCTCTGCAACGATTGCCGGGACAAGTTCACGGTCCGCACCGGCACCGTGTTCGAGCGGTCGCACATTCCCCTGCACAAGTGGCTGATGGCTACGCACCTGATGGCGTCAAGCAAGAAGGGCGTCAGCGCCCATCAGCTGCACCGGATGCTCGGGATCACGTACAAGTCCGCGTGGTTCATGAGCCATCGCATCCGCGAGGCAATGGCACCCGCGAAGGATGAACCGCGTCTAGGTGGCGCTGGCAAGGTCGTGGAAGCCGACGAAATGTTCCTGGCGAAGTCCAAGAAGACCAAGACGCGCGGATCGTATGGAAGCGCCAAGGCCGTTCTGTCGCTCGTTGAGCGTGGTGGCCGGGTTCGCTCGTTTCCGCTCGCCGGCGCGCCTAGCCGCGAGGAAATCGTGGACAGGCTCTATGAGAACCTTGACCCCCGGAGCACTTCACGGCCTCGACTTCGAGACCGCGATTCGGGGTGCTTTGGCGACTGGAAAGATGCCTAAGCGGAAGCCGAAGAAGGCGAAGAAACCAGCCCTGGCCAAGAAACCGAGGTAACCCCAATATCTTGGGTCAGGTTCGCCAAGTGCATAGTTCCGGTTCGATTACTACGCGCGGTATCGACCATTGCCTTAAACGCCGCGTAGGCAATGAGCCGGTTGTCGGGGTCAATCAGCCGACTTACTGCTATAGCCCCAGCGCGGATCATTTCCTCGGTCGGTTCGTAACCAGGGGACAAAATGTCGTCTTCTTCGCGCCCCACGGCGTAGTCCTAAACGGGTCCGTCCCCGCTCGAAAATTCGGCGACTATGTATCGGGGACGGACCCCGCTACCTTGAGCTACAGCCTTCCAAGCCCGACTAGGTTTAGCATGCTGCTAACTCAAGTACATAATCGCCGTTCGTCCCGTTAGGATAGCGCACCATCATGTAGAAATATGGCTTCAGCGGCTCAGCCATCACTCTCTCCTTCCCCGCATGAGCTATTCTTCGGCGTCCATAAGTTCCGCCGTGGCTGGCGGCATGTCTACGATGCGTTTGCCAGCGTCAGTGAGCCATGAACCGCCAACACTCCCGCCGTGCTCCAACAGCTTTAGGTGCGTGAAGAAGTGGCTCATGACATGGGCTGCAGTCTCCGGGTCGTCTATGATGATTTTCTTGACGGCGACCTCTCCACCATTGCCCAGCCATCGTGCTGTATCGCGGGCGTCGTAGCATTCCAGAATCTTCCGGCAGAAGTTGTACGCATCCTCGGGCACTCCGCAGCCACACATCTTTAACAGCGCGAAATGGTTGATCTGGTGCTCGTTGGCGTAGTGGCAGTCGTCAGGGCCAACTAGCATTCCATTTGCCGGGTCTCGCTTGTACATTCGCTCTCCTTCCCCGCATGAGGGGGGATTAGCCGTTCAAGCGCGTTGCTAAGGCCGCGCGCTCGACTTCAGTGAGGTCCCAGGCGGCGCACACGAGCCACATATCGCCTTTACCGATGCGGCGGAGCAAGTAGGGGTCGCGAGGCGGGATGGGCGTCCACTCGGCTTCCCAGAGGACATGGTAGTTCGCGAGGCCGCGCCGAGGGCGATACTTGATTGGGATCAGGGGCATCTTCGCTTCAGCGCGCCAATGCGTGTTCGTGCCTGGGAACGATCCGGCCGGAAAGTCAACGGCGTCCCGCGTCGAGACACGGCCACGGTGCAGGCCATCAGAGGTAGAGCACATCCGCGCCCTGCCATCGCTACCTTTGAATAGCCAGCAGGCGGTTGCCGTGGCGCGGGCAATAGCGAGTTTCGGATACCCCTGGGCACTTAGCCCGGCCAGCCGAATGCTCTCCAGCGCCTTGATGACGACGCGGCCCTGAGCAATGAGCTGGTAGACCCGCCTGATTTCGTCATCGATTGGGGCTGAATAGTACAGGTGCTTCTTGTAGTCCCGGTACAGTTCACGGGCTTCGGAACGGTCTAGGGTGATCTGTTGAACGTCCATGGTCGCCTCCTAGAATAGAAGTGGGTTCAGAAGTGCCGACAGGTCACTCCCTTGCACAATGTATAAGCCTTTGATTTTAATGGTGGGCGCGGCAAGTTTCGAACTTGCGACCCCTCCCGTGTGAATCAAGTGACCGTCAGGGTTTCCGCGAAAATCCAGCATTTCCGCCCCATGAACGGGGCGCGAACAGTGCCGATTCGTTCTTGCGGAGAGGTTCAATTGAACCACCGGGAACTCCCTAATTTATAGTTCCTGGGCCGGGCACGATATTGGGCGGGATTGGCGGCTTCTGTGGTTCGCGGTGAATTTTCTCTGGGTGATTGTCGGGGAGCCATAGCATCCCGTCCTCTTGGTCAACGCGCGTGCGCAATTTCATGTACATATCGCGATACCACATCGGCTCTTGAGCCTGCCAGTTGATAGTTCCGATGAGCGGGATTCGAAAGCCCCAATGCAGACACCCGTTCGGGAGGCGATACCACCACAAGAGTGGCCACAGGAAATTGCCGTCGCGGCGCTGCCGCGCGAAACTGAGCACCCAACGCCACGTCAGAGAATGAGGCGAGTGGTACGCGGCGATGTTCCAATAACCGGGCGAATTGGTGCGGGTGAAAACGGTCAGTCCGCTACTCAAGCGCATCGGTGATCCTCTTCTGATAGTCCGTCGAATATCTAGCGTAGACCCTGAACGTCAGGCGGGGATCGGTGTGGCCCAAGAATTGGGCGACCTCATCAATCGAGGCTCCTGCTTCGATGGCCCACACCGCCGCCGTATGCCGAAGAACGTGGGGCGTGACGTTCTTCAGCTTCGCTCGTGCGCACGCCTCGCGGAAAGCTCTCTTGACGGATGCTACGGGCATCCCGCCATATTCGATGACGTGATCTATGGTCCGGGCCTCATAGGCTTCCTGGAGCGCCGTGCGCGCCCTCTGACTCATCCTGACCGTAGCCCGGCCCTTACGCCGCTCCTCGCCCTTGCTGAGCTGTATGCGGCCCTTCTCGAAATCCACCCGATCCCACGTCAGTTCCAGAAGCGCGGACGCCCGCGCTCCGGTTGCGAGCGCGAGTGTGACGAACAGGCGGACGTGATGCGATTTGCACGCCGCTAGGAGGCGGTCATACTCCGCCCTGGTCAAATGCCGATCTTTTGGGGCCGGGGTCGCTGGCAACTCGAACGTAGCCCCATGGCGTTTTGACCACTTGAGCGCCGTCCTCAAGAATGACAAGTCCCGAATGATAGTACCATTCTTTCGTCCAGCGGCTCGGCGTTTGGCCGCGTACTGCCGGCAGAGTTTCGCATCGATCTGATCCGGCCTCAGATGGCCGAACATCGGTTTTGTCGCTTTCCATGACGCCTCCATAGCCTCATAGGATCGTGCATGATCTTTCCGCTCTTGCAGGTACAGCGTCACGGCATCCTCAACGGTATCTTCCGGGGCCTCGATCTTGGCATCCTTGAACCGGCGTTCAGCCGTGGCACGGTCGGCGGTACGTAGACTGACACGGCGGGTCCGCTCTCCGTCGTGCCAAACGATTGCCCATTTTTTTCGATAGAGCTTGAGACGCACTTCGCCCCCTCGATGCGTTCGACTTCCTCAACCCTGATCCGGTATAGTGTCCCGATCTTGAAGGCTTGCAAGTCGCCTGAGCGTATCAGGGCGTAAATATGCCCATCCGAACAGCCCCAGCGTTCGGCAAGCTCAGACGGTCTATAGGCAGCTCGGCTCATCTCTCGCCTTCAGTGCGGGGGATTGGGGGCCGCTGCTGCGCAGACGTGGCGAGTGTTTGGATAGCTTCGCGCACGTCGTCAGCAGCCCTGTGCCGCCTATCTCGCCGGAGGAACTGCTCAAGCCGCTCTAGTCGCTCGACCAGAGTCCGCCGCTTTTTTGGGGGGCCTAGGTGAGTCCTCGGAACCGCCGTCTTACGAGCGGCAGCGCCCGGCGAAGCCGGGCCTTCCTCCCCACGCGATACTGGGCGGTTAGCGGTGGTCATGCCGACGTATCCTGATATTGCTCGTGGTTCGGAAGCGCGGTCACGGTTCCGCGCCCAAGGCAGAACCAGCAGCGATATGTCATCGTCGTGCTACCTGTCTGTGGAAACAGATCGCCATCCCCGCCGCATACCGGGCACGATACAATCGCGCGATCCCCGAGGACGAATTGCAGAACCCGTCTCATTCCGTCTTCTCCTGATCTGGGGTGGAAGGCCCCTCGGCTGGAATGCTGGAGAGGGCTTGATCTATTTCGGTGAGAAGGTGGCGCGGGAACTGCCACACGTCTTTCGTCGCCGGTTTCTTGCCGCCAGTCCATCCAGAGCTAGCATCAACACAAGCGAGTTCACCGAACTGCTTGATGGCGTTCAACGCCTCCGTCAGCCTCTCAATCCTGCGCTCGCGATCTGCGAGGGCTTGGGTGAGGCGGGTGAGTTCGGCCCGTAGTTTCAGCGCCTCAGAAATCCAATCGTGCGGCGGCTCCGGCTCAAGCTTTCTGATAACAAGTCCGTCACGGCCCATTCGTGCGTCGCTCATTCTCCACCTTCCGTTCCGTCTCCGATGACTTTTGTGAGCATGGCGCGGATAGCGTTAGTCTCGCGTTCGTCAGCCATCACGTTCCGTCCTTGGTCAGGAAGCGGATGCGCGAAGCAATTACCCATGGGTAAATTCTTGTATGTGGTCTCATGGACTCTTCCTGTGCGGCATCCGCCACCTTCGCGCACTCCTCAATCGTCTTGGCCCGCATTCCATCCCGCTCGGCTTCGAGGGCGGTGAGGCGAGACTGGAGTTCAGTGATAGCAACCGTCTGGTTTGCGAGACGAACAGACTGGCGCATGTTTTCTGCATCGCGCTCGGTGAGCGCGGCGGCGGCTTGGCGAAGCCATGAGACCGGCACAAGGCCCATCGGTTCCATAACACTGCTTGCCGAGAAAAACCCCGCCTCTTTCATCTCAAGAGGCTGTGCTGCGCACCCGTTCAACCGCTCGACCAACCCCGCAATATCCCGGTCAGTCATCTGAGGCCTCGATGGCGCGGGCGATGTCGGGAAGGGAGTGGATGTTTGTAATCAACTGGTCCATGCCGAGCGCAAAGGCTTCAAGCGTGATGTACTGTTCGGCCTCTGGCACGGTTGCGAATATTCGCCGGATTGTACCATCGGCTGTAGCACGTATCTCCTTCGCGCATCTCGCACGCTCAGAGAGGCGGGCGGTGGAGAGTTGGGATTCGGCTATCGACACAATCGCGTTGTGCTGCGCATCGAAGTCTTCGACTTGCTTCCGCAACCTCTCAATCTCCTTCCTGTCGGCCTCTCGGGAGGAAAGGAGGCGGGCTATAGCCTGTGCAGCCTCATGCGCGGTATCAGACGTGTGCGCTAAGAAACTGATGCGCCAGTCATGGTTCGCGATCTGGTTAAGCAGCCCGATAATGTGCCGCGCTTCGTCGTCGGTGAGGGGCTCAGTCATTCGGGGATTCCGGGCGTTATTAGGCGGGGGAATTGGCGAACCATCAGGTCAGGCGGGATCAGGGCTTTGTGGGTCATCTGCTTCATGAAGAAGGCGATTCCGCGTTCCTTGCACTGGTCCCTCAGATACCGCGCCCAATCGGGGGACATCATGCGAGCTTGCTTGCCGGACTCGCCGCCGCAGATCACCCAATCCGGGCTCGCGCCGTTCAGGTAGGTTCGGGCAAGAAGCGGTTCCATCGACAGGAAGTGAACCGCCGCCTTCACCGCTTCAATCTCAGGCGCGCGGCGGTGGAGTTCTGTATCGTTCTCTGCCGTCGTGCCGAGCCAAATGTTTTGGGGCAATCCGCTCGGCCACCTCGGCCAAACCATCTTGGCGATGTTCTGTGGCCGCTTCGTCAGTAAGAGCCAATCAAGGTTCGGCGTTGCATCGATCAGCGCCCAAAGCTCCGCGCGCCATGCCTCTGGAACCTGATTGTCGAAAACGTCCGCCAAGCTGGCGCAGAAGACGCGGTGACGCTCGCCGGCAGCCTTCGCCTTCCGATCCCATGTGATCGGCTTGCGCCAATTCTCAGGCGACGTGCGCTTGCGGTCGTGCGCGCCCCACTTTGCCCAGCCGTAGCGGTGCGAAAGCTCACGCGCATAACAATGGTCGCACGCAGGCGAGACTTCCGTGCAGCCTATCCACGGATTAAACGTGTGGTGCGTCCACTCGATTTTGCTGTTCTCAGCCATCCTGCTTTCCCGAGGGGGCGGGGGTGGTCATGCTGATGCCTTCTCCAATTGCTTGCGCGTCACCCCGATCATGTCGCTGATGATTTCGAGGACGGCGGTTTTCGACTTCTGGAACGTGTCTTTGTCCATCGACGTAATCGGCATCCGCCGTCTTCTTATAGCGCCCGATCGGCTCGAAGCCTTCGCCGCTCCATGTGCAGACAATCGTCATGCTGCAACTCCATACCGGCGCACCCTCTCGACCACTTCGGCAAGCTCGGCGTTGAAGCGGTCAACGGCGGCGCTGAGCTTCTTGATGTAGATGTCGTCTCGATAGACGCGCTTCGCGAACAGCGGCAGGCGGGGCCAATACAGACACAAATCCCACCAATCGCGCTCTGCGATCCAGATATTCCCCTGCACTTGGGCCATGTGCTCGGGCGGCATTTCGTCTTTCAGCAAGGCCTCGACCATCAAGTGCGGGGCTTTCGTCTTGATCTCAAGCCCGCCTTTGTCGCCCACGAGCGAATCCGGGCTTGCGCCCTTCTGACCGTTCCGAATGAAGCCGACTTGCTTTATTTCCTCATCGGTCAGGAACGCATAGAGAGACCGCGCCTCGGGCTCCAGCGCGTGACCTCGGTCCATATACTGATTGCTGTAGCTCTCGCCCGGCTCGCCTGTCACGATCTCCGCTGCAAGCCTGTACAGGTACTTCGTGCGCGTGATGCTCTCGCCACTGGCTCCACGTCCCTTCTCGCGAAGCACAACGTCAAACTCGCTTGCGGTTGGCAGGCCTAGCCTGGCGCGCATCCAAGCGTCACTATTCTGCTCGCAGTCGAACACTTCGATCATTGCGGCGACATGCTCTTGACGCCGCGCATATTCAGCATCTCGACGGCGCGGGAAAACTCTTTGGCCGGAAGATCGGGAACTCCCGCAATCTTGAAGTGAGCGCAGAACTTCGCCGTGTCCGCCTTCGTGCGCTTTATAAGGTCGAAAATGGTCTCGACCTGGTCTTCCGTGATCGTGCGCCCGTTGCCTGCGCGGGCGCCGTCATCGTCTTCGCCGCGCGACGTGAGGTTGAGAAGGGCTTGCGCAGTATACCGCTTGCCATAGCTCGTGCTCGATCCCACGGCCTGCACGGCGTTCTTGCTGCCGCTGGTATCGACCGGCAAGTGCATCGTGGTTTCTTCGCTGTGGCCGTCGCGATGGCTGAGCACGCCGGTCACGATGATCTGGCCGTCCTCTCGCCCCGTGCGGAACGAAAGCGCGAAGCCGTGCTCGGCAAGAACCGGCTTGATCGCGTCGTTGATGTCTTCCCACAGGGCATAGGTGGACTGGACGTTGCCGGCGCGGTCTTTGATCCCGCCGCGCTCACCGATGACCGGAAGCGTCGGCTGCATCGCCGCGAGCGCCGCCGTGTAAGCCGCCTTCGCCCGTTGCGCCGTGATCCGCTCATAGAGCTGCACGAGCCGCTCCATCTTGCCAACGTCCACAGACGGATCACGGGCCGCACGATCGATCACGGCCATGATTGAGGCTGCATCGCTGACGACGGCAGGAACCGCGTCTTCGCGTTCAGTGAGTGCAAGTTGTCCGCTCATTTCCAACTCCAATTGTATTTGTGGCCCTCCGGCCGTTTCTGAAAGCCTTTGGTGCGTCCCGTCCACTTGGTGACGCGCTTGGTTCCCGGCTCTTTCTTCTGGAACGTCTGCTTCGCGAGCCTTTTGCATTTCGCGATGCGATGCTTGGAGGAACCGGCAGAGGTTGCGGGCGTGCCGTTCGTGACTTTCGCGTGGCAGGCCTTGTGCGAGTAGCGGCAGTTGTGCGGCTTGTCTTCGCCACCAAGCTCAACTTCGTGAAGGTGCTCGCGCTCGATAGCCTCTAGTGGCGGCATCTCAGGGTCTTGCGCGAACGGATGTAGCGCCTTCCCGCAGCGATAGCACTTCACAACCACGCCCTGATGCCAGAGCGTCTCAATCACCTCGCGCTCTGAGAATCGCTTCCGCTTCGGCGCGTCTTGGCGGCGGGTGATCGCGCGGCGAGGGGTCATGGATCAATGCCCGGTTGTCCAAGGTCATAGACTTCCTCGGGCGCAGGATTCGAGGCCTGGACGCGCAACACGATCAATGTGCTGTCGTCGCCGCGCTCAGTCCCGTAGGCGGTAAATTGTTCGTGCGGCGTGTAGCGAATGTAACCGCCCCGGCATTCGTAGAAGCTGCCCTTCTTGATAGAAAGCGCCCGCGTGCCGTCATGCAGTTTCGCAAGTATCGCCCTCTCAGTGTCGGACTCGGGCGTCAAGACGATCTGCTCCAGGCCGTCTTCGATGTAGAGCGCAATCTTCACGGTCTCACCTGTTCCGCCAACACGATCTCACCAACAACACCAAGCGCATAAAGGGCGGTAAGAGCGAACAAAAGCGAGAGGACGGGGATGAGGTCGCGGGTCATGGGGTATGCTCAGACGAAGGCCGGAGAATCGTCGGATATCCGATCTCGGTTGACTTCGCGTCAAACACGTCAGCAGCGGCGTCTTCGATGCTGAAACCGAGCGACTGGGCCATTAAGTCGAGGTAGACAAAAACATCGCCAAGCTCATTGCGGAGCTGGGCGCGCAATTCGTCAGGTGACAGCTTATTGCCCGGCACGCCGTCGCGGACACGGTTCAGCTTCTTCACGATGTTCGCGGCCTCGCCGACTTCGCCGACAAGGGCGGTCATCCAATCCGACGAAGACCATCCATCGAGTGGGTGATTGAAGCCGCGCGGGCTTTCGCAGCGAGCGCGATTCGCGCGGCTAAATTCTTCGAAGGTCATCTCGGGTCTCCCGCCCATTCGCCCCGCGCTTCGGCGGCGCGCATCTTCTGACGGGCTTCGCAATCCGCATCTCTCTGCAATCCCCCGATGATGATCGAAGCCGCCTCGCTGAAGATCTTCGACGCCGACATGGCACTCGCTATTCCGTAGTCGGAGGAATTGAGATAGGCTTGCTCGCGCCATTGCTTGGAGAGTTCGTTCAGGCGAGCGGCGACGTAGGCGTCCGACTGCCACGGTTGTTTCAAGCCTTCGATCATGTGCGCCTCGGATTGGCGTAGGGGACGAAGCCGGGGCCGGGCGGGTTGTGCGGAACATGCATGTCAATTCCGTAGCTACAGCCCTTGATGTATTCGCCCCGGTCGCCACGCCCGCCGACGAACGTGCACCACTCGCGCTTGCTGTCATGGATCAGAGGCGCTCCGCAGCGCGGACAACGATGATCGAGAACCTCAGCGACATCCCGCTCTAACTGCGTCATCACTCCGTCTCCTTCTGTGCGCGCAAGGCGCGGGCGCGGGAACGCATTGCCTCAGCCGAGCGCAACAGACGGGCTCGCTGCTTCGGCGTTACGCCCAAAGCATTCGCGGATTGCTCGATGTAGGAAGCGCGGCCATCGTAATCCTCGGCCAATTGCTCCCGCGCTTCGCGTTCTGAACGAACGGGAAGGGTCAAGTACGGTGACGTGCTCATGATTCACCTCGGGCTTTCTTCAGCGCGGCGCGGGCAAAATCCGTGATCGCGTCGAGGTCGCGGATCACGCCGTCGAACGTGCGCTCTGGATTTGGGCTCGCGATCTTGTTGATAATCTCTAGGTAGCGATACATCTCAGGCGCTGCGGCGATCAGGTGGGCGTTGGCGATGGCCTCGCCGTCTCCACCGCGCCACACACCAAAGCCGCAGTCCGTAATCCCCGCGCCGTTCAATTCACCGATGCCTATAATCTGGTGGCTATTCTCAATGCCAAGCGCGTCCTTCGCCCAGAAAATCCGCCACGGCCCCGGCGTGAACCGCTCGCTGCCGTTGAGGTCCGCACGAGGCTCGCTCGCCTGTGCAGGGGCGACAGAGGAACCAAAACTCTTTTCCATCTCTCCGTCCTTCGTCATTGGCGGGGGCCGGGGGTTAGGCGGTCACATCGATCATGTACGTGAACATGGGAGCGTTGTTTTTGCGCTCCAACCGCTTGGCCTTCGCCATAGCGTCTTGGATGGTGGCGCATGGCTTTCCGACCTGAATGCTGCGAAGCTCCGCGCTAGACCATCTCGTCAGGATGAAACGGCCCGCATACTTCTCGTTCCAGCGCCGGTACCTCTCCGCTTCGTACGTATTCATTTCTCCCGCCCTCTCCGTTGATCGAACTGTGTAAGACCGCGCTTAAATGTTGATGTCGATTTTCCCGCTCTCGATAGCGTCGGCGATGAAATCGTTGACCTTCTTCAGCGCCGCGCATTGCTTCCTGGTGGCGCCGTAGGTCGTGACGCAGAACTGCCCATCACCGAAGGCGACGATCAGAACGCCGTCGAGATAACCCTCTTCGGCCAATTGCTGGGCTCGAACCACGTTCGGGAACGATGGCTTGAACTTGCGCGGCTTGATGCCCGGAAGCCGTGAAAACAGTTGGTCGCCCATAATCCGCACTCCATGTTCAACTGTGTAAGACCGCGCTATGCGGGGGTTAGATGCCCTCTAGTTCTATCGACATCTCATCGAAGACGCGGGCTGTATCCTCAAGTAGCGTCGCGATGGCATCTGCGCGATCCGCAGACAAAACAACGCAGCCGTTGCTTCGCGGGCTCCTCCTCAGCGCCTCAGCGGCAACACAGGCTCCGCCAGCAGCCCTCAGAAGTTTTTCACAGAGTTTCCGCTCGTCACGCGCCATCTGCGCCACCATATTTTTTCCCCGCCTGTTCGAGTGCGGCGCGGGCTTCGGCCAATATCGTTTTTTCATGCGAGGCCACCGGCAGTGCGCGCCAGCGGTAGGTTGCCACTTTGACTATCGCCGCAAGTGCTTTAGTCGTGGCATCGAGCGTGTCAGCAGCCTCATCGAGAAGTTCCCAAGCGTTCGCGCCGACCTCTTCGTTGTACTCGCCCGCCCCACCTACGGCGCGGTAAACTCGGATACGGCTGGCAAGCGAACGGGAAAATGGGTTGTTGATTGGGCCCATGGCGGATCACGCGAACGCGCGGATGTCTGACCAGCCGATGAACACCAGCGACTTGCCGGACTTCACGTAGACGCCATCCTTCTTCGCGACGAACAGCTCGGCGTGCTTCGCGGTGTAGCGGGTTGCGCGGAGCTGAGTGGCGACCTGAACGATATGGCCGGCGGCGAGCTGTGACTTGATCCACCCGACCTTGCGACGGGCATTGTGCCAGCGCTCGAACCGCCCCGCCTTCATCTGCTCATTTGTCAGGTTCGCCATGTCCCTCTCCGTTGATCGAACGATACGAATGTACGCCGCACGTACAAAGCAAGTCAAGCACAAATGTGCATGGCACGTACAAAATAATTTGGAACAATATTGCGCGCGGAGGGGCGTCCATGGGGCCCGCTGGCGGCTGTCAGATCA